ACTGAAGGGCCACGCCGAAAAGGAGTTCTGGGCCTGGATCTGCTCATGGGCGGTCATGCTTCGCACGCCGTCCGATCTGGGCTATTCCGATGAGGGCTTCGATCTTCCGCCGCTCCGCTACCATCAGATCACGGTTGACCTGGTACACCAGGAGGAAGCCGCCGCGCAAACGAAGGACGCGCAGCTCTATTTGTTTCCCGTCGAAGCGCTCACCCTGATCGACCGCCGCAACGCCCGTAAGGTAAGTATGGTTGACCGCGTGCAAGCCGCCGCCGATATGGTCAATGCCAGCGATGAGGCATGGGTCGTCTGGTGCAACCTGAATGCTGAGAGTGAGGCGTTGACGAAGGCCATTACTGGCGCAGTCCAGGTGACTGGATCGGATAGCACGGAGCATAAAGAACAGACCGCGCTACGCTTCGTCAACGGCGATGTGCGAGTGATCGTCACAAAACCATCGATCTTCGGCTTCGGTATGAACTGGCAGCATTGCCATAATGCGGCCTATGTCGGCTTGTCGGATAGCTTCGAGGAGATCGATCAGTCTATCCATCGCATTCATCGCTACGGCCAGACACAGCCGTGCGATATCTCTATTATCACCAGCGAGCTTGAGGGCGCGGTCGTCAGGAATATCGACCGCAAGCGAAAGGATCACGAGAAGATGACCGACGAAATGATCGGCCAGATGAAAGACCTGAACGCTGCTGCTGTGCATGGCGCGGAATGGGACACGGCCGACTACGCGACAAATAGCAGCCAGGGCAGCGGCTGGACGGCGCACCTTGGCGATTGCATCGAGGTTGTGAGCGGCATTGCCGAGAACAGCATCGACTATTCGATCTTCAGCCCGCCATTCGCATCGCTGTACACCTACTCGAACAGCGAACGCGACATGGGTAACTGTCGCGATACCACCGAGTTCTATCAGCACTTCATCTATCTGGTCAAGGATCTCTACCGTGTCACGAAGCCCGGCCGGCTGCTCTCGTTCCACTGCATGAACTTGCCAGCGACAAAGCAGTTTCATGGCTTCATTGGTATTCAGGACTTCCGAGGCGATCTGATCCGCATGTTTCAAGAGGCCGGTTTCATCTACCATAGCGAAGTGGTCATCTGGAAAGACCCAGTGACCGCAATGCAGCGAACCAAAGCCCTCGGACTGCTCTACAAGCAGATCAAGAAAGACAGCGCCATGAGCAGGCAGGGCATACCTGACTATCTCGTGACCATGCGGAAGCCGGGGATCAACCCTGATCCGGTCACGAAAAACCCTGACGATTTCTCGGTTGACCTCTGGCAGCGCTACGCCAGCCCGGTCTGGTTTGACATCAACCAATCGAACACACTCCAGAAAGAGAGCGCGCGTGAGCAGCGCGACGAAAAGCACATCTGTCCACTCCAGCTCGAAGTCATCGAACGCGCCGTGCGGCTGTGGACGAACCGCAACGATCTGGTACTCTCGCCATTCATGGGCATTGGATCCGAGGGCTATGTATCACTGCAGTTGGGCCGGCGCTTCGTCGGCGCGGAGCTGAAGGAGAGCTACTACAAGCAAGCGATCGCAAACCTCCAGCGGGCCGAACGCGAAAAGGAACAGCCGACGTTGTTTGACCTGATCGAAGATGAAGACTATACGCCGATTGGAGCAGAATGATGCACGCTGAAACGTACCAGCGCCTTGCGGCGCGCACCTTGATCAATGAGCCGGATAGCCGCTTTACGAGCAACGAAATCGCCGTGATGATCGAAGCGCTTGATCTTGCGGCGAAAGTCGGCGATGTGATGGAGTATATCAAAAAGGGCATCTGTCACCGGCATGGATTCGACGTTGCCGATCTTGACGGTTTGCTTCACAAGGTAAGAGAGCAAGCAATCGACGCACGGATCGCGTATAACGTACCACTCAACGTGTCTGTGCCAATCGAGCGCCAGATGCTTGTCTGGTGCGCACTCGGTTTGTGCGGCGAAGCTGGCGAGATCGCAGAGATTATCAACGGAGCGCAATGGGATGACTTCGATAGCACGCCACTTGTGAAAGAACTTGGCGACAGTCAGTGGTATGCCGCTGCGCTTTGTACTCTGATCGGCGTGTCACTCAGCGATGTGATGGCGGCGAACATTGCCAAGCTGGAACAGCGCTATCCGAACGGTTATTTGAGCAAAGATAGCAAGGCGCGGGTAGACGTATGAACATACTGCGGTACAATCCGAACAACACCGGCCTGGCCCGCTGGCTTGGCCCAGAGCTTTCCGCGCCACTCATGGCGTGGCTGTGGGATCGCGCTGACACCGTAACCGTCCAGATGGTCGTCAAGTATTACGACGAACGAAGATTAGATTACAACACCGCCGGCACGACGCTTGATCGGCTGGCGGGCATTGGTCTGCTGATCAAGACGAAACGCCACAACACCCGCTACTACACCCCGCGCTACACCCGCGAGCAATGGGAAGCCGCGCAGATTGCGGCGGTTGTAGCGAGTTTCGAGAACATGGTCACAGTCGGCGATGATGGGTGGGGACACGGAGGATGGGAGGCATGAAGCTGCGTTATGATATGGTCATTGAATATACGCTTGCCCGTGCCGTGCTGCACGCCTGGTATCATGCATGGAAATACATGTATTCATCAGATGAGTATAAGCAGTTGACGAAGACCGGCCGCGCGCCGCATGAGCGACATACAGAACGGCAAGACGATCGGCAACATGTGAGGACGAAGAATAATAATGAAACGGGCGCTTGATCTCTTCTGTAAGGCCGGCGGCGCAACGAAGGGATTACAGCGCGCAGGCTATCATGTGACCGGCGTAGACATCGAGCCGCAGCCGCACTATTGCGGCGATGTGTTTTACCAGGCCGATGCGATGGAGTTCGATCTGTCCGGCTATGATCTGATCTGGGCGTCGCCGCCATGCCCTCGATACAGCCGAATTACACAAGCGAACAACCGTAACAATCATCCTGATCTTGTTGCTCCAATACGCGATCGGCTCTCTAATCAGTCATTGCCCTATATTATTGAGAATGTCGAAGGCGCTCCGCTCCGCAATCCATTGTTGCTCTGCGGTACAATGTTTGGTCTACTCGTTCTTCGTCACCGGCTCTTTGAAACCAATCCGCCAATCTACTTTCCGCCAGCAACCTGCGCACATCAGCGCTTAGTTGTAACACGCGGGAAACGACCAGACCGCAGCAATCACTATGCATCAGTTGTCGGCCACTTTTCCGATGTAGACTTTGCTCGTGAAGCAATGGGTATCGACTGGATGACCAGAGACGAACTAGCCAATGCTATCCCGCCGGCCTATAGCTACTTTCTCGCAATGGAGCTGCAAAAATATGATCAATGACTGCTACATCACCTATCAAAACGACGGCACGCCGCGGTCGGTCACGAACGACGGCACCGCCTATCCGCCCGATCGGTTGCGGCTGTTGCTCTGGCGCGGCGTTCATCTGCCGAGCCTACTGTGTCTCGCGCTGCTGTTTGGCATCGTGATTGGCGGCGCGCTGACACTGGCATTCATCGGCTAGACCTGGCTGAACTTTTCACGGCAGCTCTGGAATAATCCAGGGCTGTTTTTATGCCCCTAGAACGTCACAGGACGGCCCAGGACGAACGATAGCAAAGTGAGGGTACTTGACAACACATGGTATACTGTATGGCATATAAGCATAGGAATAGTAATGAACAAAAGTGAAGTACTCAAGCTCATTCGTCAAGCGGTGCATGACGCCGGATCACAAACCGCATTCGCGCGCCAATGTGGCGTTACAACGCAATATATCAATGACTTACTCCGAGGCCGGCGTGATCCCGGCGCGAAGATCCTGGACGCACTCGGTATTGAAAAAACCGTGATTGTTTCCTATCGAACGAAAGAGGACACCCATGATGACCACAACCTCTGATCGTCAGGCGCGGATCAGCGCCGATATTATCCTGCTCATTCTACTGGCGCTCATTATCGGCCCGCCGCTGGCAGCGATCCGTATACCCACAAGCGCATCGGCGGAGATGCTACCGCTTGCGACCGCGCGCCCCCCGCTCATTGTTGTGATCACCGCTACGCCGGCGCTGCCGACGCCGCGTCCGACCGAGGCACTAGCGCCGGTTGTCAACGCCGAGCCTGCAACGGCTATTCCAACTGATCCGCCAGCGCCGGTTGTACAAATCGATCCACCGACTGCCGAGCCAGTGATTGTGTATGTACCGGTTGTAATTCCGACCGACACACCGCCGACGCCAGAAGTACGCGAAGTTGCGCCGGGGATTGAACACGGCACCCGGCTCAGCCAGCGCGGACCCAACACCGCCGGGCCGGGTATGCCAGAAGCAACACCAGAACCATGAGGAGTAAGTTATGGAAGCTGTTGAGATCGTCACAATCTACGATGGCCCTGACGCTTGCAAAAAGTGTTTAGGCTGGAAACGTATAGCGGATGATGACGAACAAACATCTTGGAAACACTGGGCGGAGTTACCACCGCCATCCAATATTGCTGTACTGTTAGGGCTTGTTCACCCGATTGTTTGCCCAAGATGCAATGGTACAGGAAAAGAGCCATGACACGT